GTAGAAGGATCAGTTATTACCACGTCGGGAAAGTAAGCTGCTCCGAATGATGAGTCCATGTTTCTATTAGCAAATCTAGTCACTGTGTTAGAAACATTAATTACTTGATCAGCTGAAGACGTGACGTATGAACTAACAGTGTCTTTTTCCTCAACGTCCATCACAAAGAGCGCATCGAACCTTCTCTCAGTAGAATCTACAGCGTAATCAGTGATCGACTCGTGTCTAAGGCCTGGTATTGCTAAGACTTTAATATCGACGTCGGACTTTTCTTCCATTACATCGATTGCTTTTCTAAGCGCTGCTACTGTTGGTCCGGATGTTCCGCCTTGATTACTAGAATCATCCATCTCTCTTCTTACAGCGTTATCTCTGAATTTTGCTTTGTCTTCATTGAAAATATTTGTCCCATCGAAGCCTCCCTGAAGAGGGAAAGTAAACTTGAGATATTTTCTAGAAGGAAGATGGGCAAGGTCTGTTGCTGGGTTTAGCAGACGAGACGCCTGGCCAGCATTCCCGAACACATCAGTCATGGTCGACTCTGCTGTACCATCTCTACGATAGGCTGCAACTGCCCACTGTTGAGGATCAGGTTTACTATTAGCGTCAGTTATTACTTCGATTCTTTCTAGCGAGAACAGGTTATTGTTAAATCTATCAGCATCGAGGATACTACCTGCGACGTCCTGCGCGCCTTCGTTGGCACCCGCCCAAACATTCTGGTCTGATTCGAGGTGGTGTGGCAGATATCTTACATAGCTTCTGATCATTGGATCGAGCTTATCAAGTGCGTTAGGCTCTGAAAGATTCTTTTTCTTTTCAAACTGGATGCCCCATGTAAGGTTCGCATCAGCAGTCTTTTTCTGACCTGTTCCTTTTGAAAGGTTTTCTCTCATAGGAATAGGAAACTGAACCAGATTTCTAAATGAGCCTGAGAAAATGTTTTTCTCATCCATCGTGTGGTGATGGGCAATACTAACATGGAAGTTTCTCGCAGATTCGCCAGACCCTGTAATTGATCCTGAGACCACTGCACCGAAACCAGTAGCATCGTTTGAGCCTGATGTCACCATGTGGTGTAGACCTCGGAAACCTACAGGGAGGGCTGAATCGTCTATAGACCCATTATCGAGCTTGTCTGATGTCTCAACTCTGATGTATTGCGACTTATTAGGGTACACACCGTCTATTACTAATTTTTGGCCGCCGGCCTTCTTGTCAAAGTCATAAAAAGTGTGTGTATCCCCGATAACTCTAGCAATGTATCTATCACTAGCTGGATCTAGATCGATCCTCGAGAATTTTTCTAGAACTTCCTTATTTCTATCGGCATCATCGAACCTGCGGACTGCGAGGTCGAAAGATCCAAACGTTCTATTCTCATTCGTTGAACCAATGATGTTCTCGATCGTGATCTTAAAGGTATCTGAGCCTGCTTGGCCGTCGTCGAGTGCATGTACTTTGAAAAGGTTCTGGTTTTGTCCACCAAACTTCTGTGATATTACAAAGGGCGAGAAAGCTGTTCTGAATCTATCATCGAACCCTTCAAGGTTGATATTACCTAGAGCTGTAGAAGATGTCTCAGAAGAATCATTTCTTGACCCTGAGGATGCCATTATGAAGCACGTACCGTATCGCTTGCCTGAAATGCCGTCTTCTTGGCCTGAGCCTCTGGTGTCAGCAAAATGAGTTGCGCCGGCGCCAGTGACGACTGCGATAGTTTTGTGAACTTGGTAGTCTTGATAGAGGTAATGCCCTGATTCTTCGATCTTAGTAGGATCGGTATTGAACATATTTCTAAAGTTATTTGGTGCGTCTGGGTCGAATGAAGCAGTTATTACATTTAGATAAGAATCTGAGACTTTATGTCCATTCAAGAGCATTATAAACTCTTGCTTTTCGCCTGACCCTGTCAGGATATCACCTATAGATGTACCTCGCTCTATACCTTCAGCGGTCTCAGGAACTCCTGATGCTAGTGGTCTGTTGTCAGAGGTGATGTCAGTATTGAGTGTTGGAACAACACCCGATGCAAACATCATAATTCCTCTAACAATAGGTCTTGCTGCACTGAAATTATTATCATTTAGTCCAGCGTCTGCAAACACTGTGGAACCGTCTGCTTGCTTCATATAAGCAGCTAAAATGTAAGTTCGTCCAAGCTGCATTCCGGTGTGTGCGTAAGTATTTACACCGATATTCCCGTTGGCTTGTGGGAGCGCATCGCCTACTATAAAGCCTGCATTTGTGACCTTTCCTGAGGTGACTCGTGCTTTACCGTTTCCAACACCTAAGACTCTTACATAAGTGCCGGCGCGCTGGAATCTCATCCATTCGTGCATGGCAAGTGGGCCAAAGGCCTCGCCGTCGGTGTTTCCAAACTTCGCCACAAAGTCTTGGAAAGTCGCGACTGTGACTGGCACAAAAGCTGGTCCTCGACGGGCAGTACCCACTATTCCTGCAGGAACTCCAGTAGGAGTAAGTGTTGTTGGCTGGCTGAGGTCTATTTCTCTAGTGCTAACAGCCGGGCTTAAAAATGTTTTCTCTGCCATTGAGTTATCTCCTGATTAATCTCTAATAGTACTTATCATTTACTCGAACGACACACCGCTATTTGTGATGATAAAGTCAACAGAGATAAATTCTACTGCTCTTGTCGGAACAACAACTATTCGTCCATTCAGTTTGTTGTTTTCTACGTCAGTTGATGTATTATTAGACTCGTCCATCACCACCTTGAATTGCTCAATTCCGCTGTTAAGCTGTATTAATGCCAAGAGAGGCACAACTTGATTAACAAATTTTGCCCTTGTAGCGGAATTGTTCGGCTCGAAAAGAATTCTATCGGCAACTCGTACAACTTGTCGTTTGACCTCTAGCATGAGACGTCTAACGTTTACTCTATCTAGAGCAGACTTCGCCATTTGAAGTGTTTTCTGTCCGAAGACTACATAGCCTGCATTTGGAAACACAGCAATTGGGTTGAATCTGGCATCATACAGAGTGTCTCTATCAGCAGAAGTTAGACGATTTTCTACGTTACGGACGAAGTCCAATGCGCCTCTATTAAAGCCGGCTGGAGCGAACCACTCGTACTTGTTGTTATCGTTATAGGATAGCACACCTAATGCTGCAACAGAAGACGGAACCTTAACAGTCTGATTATTGATAGGATCTTCAATAAAGACATCAGGGAAATAAGTGGCCGCATAGTTGTTGTCAATTGCTCTCGACTCAAACTGCTCGGAAGTCTCTCTCACATCAACACGAGTTGAAGAATCATCATATAGACGATTAACATCTTCGTCGTATCTCAGAGAGTCCATAATATAGATGGACATTGAGTAGTCTCTATTCTTAGTGAGAGCATGATCTGTTACGAACGTGTCTCTTACACCCGGGATTGCTAAGATGTGTATATTGGAAGCAACCGGGTCAGTCATAATATCAACAGCTCTTCTGAAAGACGCATTTGAATTTGCCTTTCTTCCTTCGCCCATGACGTTGTCACCGTTCTTGATGGTTGTTCCACCAGTAGTAGACAATCCTATGTCTGGGTCGCCGTCAACAGCTTTTCCGCCTGTGTCGACTGAGAATACTCTATCTCTGAAGTAGAAAGCATCTTTATCAAGGATGTTAACTCCATCGAAGCCTCCGTAGAAGATATTTGTAAACTTCGCGTACTCAGTGAATCTATTGAAGAGGACTGAGCTCGTATGAACCAGCGATGCCAAAGTAAATCTGTTGGCGCCGGCTGTTGTTCTATCATCGACAGTGTACGTATTTCTATCGGGTGTGCCGTTTCTAATGTACGCAGCTTCGAGCATATGCTCTCTAGAAGATCCAGTCACGGCTGCAAAGATATCACTTAACTTGTTGTTTGAAGTAGTGTTACCTAGAGCGACTCTAGCCAGAGTAAACTTATTCGCGTTGAATACGTCTGCTCCAGACCCAGTAACGAGTGCATCAAGTTTCTTAATTCCTTGGAATTTGGTATAAGCACGTATGAGTGGGTTGACACCAACACCTCCATTTGCATTAAGAATAGCTTTTGCTGCGGTACCAGCTGCTTCTTTTGTTGGAATTGATATTGTGTTAACACCCCAGTAATATCTTCCATCAACTCTTTCGTTTGTTCCTGGTTGGCCAACCATTGTAGGTGTGGTATCACTGTCTGCTTCGCCTCTTGTCACTTTAAATCTAAAGGGAAGAGGTGGAACCAGAGATGCCGACATTGGATTGTGTTGCGAAGAAGAGAGGTTGTTGATTCTATTTGTCTTCGCTGATCCGTAAGTTCTGCCGTCAAAAGTCAGGGCTGATCCGCCGCCGCCACCTGTGTTACCCTGTGCAAGCATGTCACTTGTCTTAATAACAGGGACACCTCGGAAACCAAATGGAAGTGCTGAGTGTGGTATATCTCCACTCTCTACAGAAGAATTCATCTGTATTCTGATTCTGGAAGAGAGGTTAGGATATTTTCCAGAGATGACCAGCCTTCGCTCATCCTCGTTTTCCTGGTCAAAGTCGTATCTGACTTTTTTGTCGCCTACCATTTTTGCGACGTATCTTTCAGACCTGGGGTTTAGTGAGCACTCAGGATATCTTTCTAGAATTTGTGTATCTGTGTCTTTGTCATCAAAGGCTCTTATTTGAACTTCAAATGTTCCGAAATCATCGTTCGGGTCTGTAGAGGCTCTAAGGTTTGAAATAGATACCTTGAACTTTTCGTTACCATAAGCACCGTCAGAAATTGTCTCGAAGTGAAAAAGATCGAATTCTCTCTTTCCGAAAGGCTGTGAGATGAACGCAGTGGTTCTTGGTGTTGTGTATCGTGTATCGTACCTTCCGAAAAGGTCGTTGAAAACAACGCTAGTATCGCCAGATGTATTAGAATGACCTGCAGTTCCACTTAAGATAGCAACAGTAGCAGAATCATCTGTGGACTGGACAGGTGCGAGTTCATGCTCAACTGCGAAGTCGAGGTAAAGAAGGTGCTCCTGCTCTTGAAACTTAAGTGGGTCTGTGTTTAGAACCTTGGAAATATAGTTTCCATCTTTAGGATCAAGAGAAGCAGAAATAATTCTAATTCCCG